GATATCATCAAAGCCATGAACAAAGCAGCCGCGCTGGATGAACTGATACCGGGGTTGCTGAGTGAATATATCGAACAGTCAGGTTAACAGGCTGCGGCATTTTGTCCGCGCCGGGCTTCGCTCACTGTTCAGGCCGGAGCCACAGACCGCCGTTGAATGGGCGGATGCCAATTACTATCTCCCGAAAGAATCCGCATACCAGGAAGGGCGCTGGGAAACACTGCCCTTTCAGCGGGCCATCATGAATGCGATGGGCAGCGACTACATCCGTGAGGTGAATGTGGTGAAGTCTGCCCGTGTTGGTTATGGCTGCATTCAGGATGCGGACGCACAGCGCGAAGGTATTAACGCCTCTGCCCGCTACCCGAAAAACTGGGTGACCACCGGCGATCCGGCGCGTGAGTTCACCATGATTCAGTCAGCACCGCTGATGCTGCTGGCTGATCCTGATGCGTTCGTGTCCGTACAACTGGCGTAATCATGGCCCTTCGGGGCCATTTTCTCTCTGTGGAGGAGTCCATGACGAAAGATGAACTGATTGCCCGTCTTCAGGTGCTGGGTGAGCAACTGAACCGTGATGTCAGCCTGACGGGGACGAAAGAAGAACTGGTGCTCCGTGTGGCAGAGCTGGAAGAGGAGCTTGATGACACGGATGACGCTGCCGGTCAGGACACATCTGTCAGCCCGGAAAATGCGCTGACCGGACATGAAAATGAGGTGGTATCAGCGCAGCCGGATACCGTGATTGATACGGCTGCTCTGGTCACGGTCGTGGCACTGGTGACGCTGCATACTGATGCACTTCACGCCACGCGGGATGACACTGTGGCATTTGTGCTGCCGGGAACGGCGTTCCGTGTCTCTGCCGGTGTGGCAGCTGAAATGACAGAGCGCGGCCTGGCCAGAATGCAATAACGGGAGGCGCTGTGGCTGATTTCGATAACCTGTTCGATGCTGCCATTGCCCGCGCCGATGAAACGATACGCGGGTACATGGGAACGTCAGCCACCATGACATCCGGTGAGCAGTCCGGCGCAGTAATACGTGGTGTTTTTGATGACCCTGAAAATATCAGCTATGCCGGACAGGGCGTGCGCGTTGAAGGCTCCAGCCCGTCCCTGTTTGTCCGGACTGATGATGTGCGGCAACTGCGGCGTGGAGACACGCTGACCATCGGTGAGGAAAACTTCTGGATAGACCGGGTTTCGCCGGATGATGGTGGAAGCTGTTATCTCTGGCTCAACCGTGGGCAACCACGGGGATTTACAACGATTTGGCCGCCGCCTCAGCCTGTATGTGAACACGGCAGCGGAAGCCATTCGCGCCCTGTCGATGCAGATGCCGGGCTTTCGCCTTCAGATGAACGAAGGCTGGTACCAGATACGTATTGCCGGTGAAGACACGGCACCGGAGGTGGTGTACGCCCGCCTTCACGAACAGCTGGGTGAGGGAACGGTCATCCACATTGTGCCGCGACTGGCCGGGGCCGGAAAGGGTGGACTGCAGATTGTGTTGGGGGCGGCAGCCATCGTGGGCTCTTTCTTCACGGCCGGAGGCTCGATGGCGTTATGGGGTACAGCCCTGAGTGCCGGTGGTTTTTCTGCCACCACGATGCTGTTTTCACTGGGTGCCAGCATGATACTGGGCGGTGTGGCCCAGATGCTGGCCCCGAAGGCAAAAACACCGGATTACCGCGCAACGGATAACGGCAGACAGAACACGTACTTTTCCTCGCTGGATAACATGATTGCCCAGGGGAACCCGATGCCGGTGCCTTACGGGGAAATGCTGGTTGGCTCCCGCCGTATATCCCAGGACATCAGCACCCGTGATGAAGGCGGGGGCGGAAAGGTCGTGGTTATCGGGCGGCAGGGGTAAAAAGAATAAAAAAATCCCGCAGTGATCGCGGACAGGAACTGCGGGAGAGTTACGAAGATTAAGTGTAAGGAATTATTCTTATATCACGACAAAAAAATTAACGCAGAGAAATTATACGCGCCACGGTCAGTTTGTGAAAATGTGAAGATATTCAGAATTTTTATGCCATTACCGGTTTTAACCAACAGGATTATCGGTGGGCATGAAAGAAAACCCCGGTATCTGCTGATACCGGGGTTTCTCTTTAGCATGGCAGAAATGTGTTTCATGCTTTTCGGGCGAAGGATATCCGACTTCTGTACGGAATGGCAAGTGGCGGTTAATTTATTCAGGGGAAGGCTGTATGGGAAAAGGTGGCGGTAAGGCACACACGCCTCGTGAGGCGAAAGACAATCTCAAATCCACGCAGATGATGAGCGTGATTGATGCGATTGGTGAGGGACCGATAGAAGGCCCGGTGAAAAGCCTGCAGAGTATTCTGGTGAACAAAACCCCGCTGACGGACACGGACGGTAATCCCGTGATACACGGTGTGACCGCGGTCTGGCGTGCCGGGGAGCAGGAGCAGACACCACCGGAAGGCTTTGAGTCCTCCGGCTCTGAAACTGTACTGGGTGTCGAAGTGACCAGGGCAAAACCGGTAACACGCACCATTACGTCAGCGAACATTGACCGCCTGCGGGTGACCTTCGGGGTGCAGTCACTGGTGGAGACCACGTCAAAGGGTGACCGTAATCCGTCCTCTGTCCGTCTGCTGATTCAGTTACAGCGTAACGGTAACTGGGTGACAGAAAAGGATGTCACCATTAACGGCAAGACCACCTCACAGTTCCTGGCCTCGGTGATTCTGGATAATCTGCCTCCCCGCCCCTTTAACATCCGGATGGTCAGGGAGACGGCGGACAGCACCACGGACCAGCTGCAGAACAGAACGCTGTGGTCGTCATACACCGAAATCATCGATGTGAAACAGTGCTACCCGAACACGGCCATTGTGGGGATGCAGGTGGATGCGGAGCAGTTTGGTGGTCAGCAGATGACGGTGAACTACCATAAGGGAAAAGAGATTCTTGCAGTACGAAATGCAGCCAGCAACGAATATGGCGGGATAAACTGTGAGGTGCAGTTTGAAGACGCGGTGAATGAAAAAGGGGAACAGGTATGGCTGCCGTATACTGCAACGGAAACGGATAATACAGAACACGGAAAAGCATTGTGGTCTGGGCTGACAGCAGGAACGTACGGAAGTGTGAGTGCCTTTGTCGCCACGGAAGCAGTACTGGAAGCGGCAAAAGCGGCGAAAAGGGAAGAGATTAATATCTGGCGTGATGTGCAGGAGAATATGGAATACATGATGGAATTCAACGGAAGGAACTGGGATTACGGCAAGAAGACGTTGTCCAGGATAAGCATGACACGCCTGATGGCAGAGAATAACCGTCTTCCGGAAGGTTTTGCTTGGACCGACGGGGATAATAATGTGGTGCCGGTGACGGCGGCAGACATCATAGCCCTGTCGGATGCGACAGAGCAGGCGATGTTTGCGAAGGGGGTGGAGATTAATACACGGCAGTTGCAGATGAAAGCAGAGGTTGAGGCGCTGACAGAGCTGAAGGCGATCCGCAGTTACGTTGTTGGATGGCCTGCTGGCTGAATAAAAAAACGGGACCACGACCAGTCCCGGAACCATGAGTTTTAGGGTATTAGTTTGTTATCATAGTTAGCGTGCTAAGTATGCCATGTCAGGTTGATTAGTGAAGTGATGTTGTTCGCATTTTTGCACGGCGGAGAATATTCAGATTTTTGGAAATCCATATTTTTCCCGTGCGCGATTACATGCTTCATTTACGATGCTATTTTCGCCGGACATTGCGAATTCCCTGCATGTGGACGGTTTTTGTAAACAGAGCAATATGCGTTTTCTCCGGGGGGGGCCGGCAAGAGCGCCACATCGGGGATTTTTCTGATTGGTGCCGCGCATACAGCGATGAAAAGGAGATATTTGCTCAGTGAGACTGACCGAAACCTTTCCGCCAGCATCGTCAGCTTCTGCCCAGTAAAAAGAGACGCGGAAAATGCACAACAGGCACCACACGTCATGCATGGATTCAGATTGCTCATAATTCACCAGTACAGCTATAAATCGTAAAGAGAACAGCGGTACATCGTATGTAAGAACGTACCGCGGCTGGCTGGTGAACTTCCGATAGTGCGAGTATTGAATGATTTCCAGCCGTTACCGATTTTACTATGTTTTAGTAGAACACTTAGACAAAACTGAGACACACAAAGCTTTGTACTGGATTGCTAGGCTTTGTGCTATTCGATAGTTTAAGGTCGCTCACTCTACCTTTTCATCAAGCCAGTCCGCCCACCACTGCATCATTTCTCTGCGCTTATCGAGATACTGTGCATGGTTGTAAATCCCGCGCACAGATCCGCCGTTGGCATGTGCAAGTTGCACTTCAATGGCGTCGGCAGGCCATTCGTGCTCGTTCATAATCGTGCTGAATTCATGCCTGAATCCGTGACCGCTTTCCAGACCTTCATAGCCGATTTGTTTGATCACAAGCAGTACAGCGTTCTCGCAAATTGGCTTCTTCTTATCGTTGCGCCCGGCAAAAACAAACTCTGATACTGGTTTGGTGATTGAGCTTAGCATAGTGAGAAGTTCAACTACCTGGTCTGACATAGGAACCACATGAATTTTGCGTCCCTTCATCACATTGGCGTCGATGGTGATAATCCTGTTTTCAAAATCGACGTTCTTCCATAGCATGGAACGAAGCTCTTTTGTTCTGAGGGCTGTGTAGCGTAAAACTTTGGTCGCAATGAGCGATACGATGCTTCCTGAAAATGTTGCCAGTGCTTTGTTAAATGCCGGGATCTGGTCTGCAGGAAGAAACGGGAAGTTTTTCTTGCGGTATCCCTTCATGGCGTCAGCAAGGTCAGGTGCCGGGTTATATTTAGCCCTACCAGTAACAATAGCGTAACGGAAAACCTCGCCGCATCTTCTGCGGGCTTTATTTGCTCTCTCCATTGCACCGCGATCTTCAAATCTGCGGATTACTTCCAGCAGTTGCATCGGCTCAATATCCTGAATTTCAAGGCCGCCGATGATAGGTAAAATGTCGTCATCAAACATTTTTGCAAGTTCAGTCGCATACCCTACTGACCATACTTGCTTCTTGTGCTCGTACCATTCCTTGTAAATCGCACTAAAGGAATTGTTGTTAGACGAAGCCTTTTTCGCCTTTACCGGATCGATGCCAACCGAGATGTCTTTCCTCGCAGTCCATGCCTTATCCCTTGCCTCCTGCAAAGTCATTAGCGGATATTTTCCTACGGTCAGGATTTTCTCCTTACCGTCAATCTTGTAGCGAAGCTGCCATACCTTTTTCCCTGACACAGGGACATAAAGGTACAGGCCATTACCATCGAGTAGGCGGTATGGTTTTTCTTTCGGCTTTGCTGCTTCAATCTGCTTAACGGTGAGCATGGGTAAAAATCCGGTGGGTAAAATTATTTTATCCACTTTTTACCCGTCATGGAGTGCGGCTGTCAACGATCTGACGCGAACCATGACGAACTGTGAATCTACGGAAGGCTTGATATTCAGGGGATTTTGCGGACTGGTACGGATGGGGGCGAACTGATAAATGGTGTCCCCTGCAGGAATCGAACCTGCAATTAGCCCTTAGGAGGGGCTCGTTATATCCATTTAACTAAGAGGACAATGCGGCATGAGTATACCCGCTAATGGAGTGCGGGGTAAGTACGCTGCCGCTCGATTGCTTAAACCCTCGCCATTTATGCCGGGTTTTTATAATTTTTCTTAATGTTTTCCGCACGTTCTGCTTTTTGGCGTGCTTCTGCTTTACGCTTATTGCTCATGTCGTTACGAATCTGTGCATGACTCATTAACGCGAAGATAAAGGTGCCGCCGCAGATGTTCCCCGCTAAAGTAGGTAGTGCGAAGGGCCAGATGAAATCGCTCCAGTGCAGCGTACCGTTAAACACCAGATAGAGGATTTCAACAGAACCGACCACGATATGGGTGGTGTCACCCAGGGCAATAAGCCAGGTCATCAATATAATCACCACAATCTTTGCCGCACCCGCTGCAGGAAACATCCAAACCATAGTGGCGATCAGCCAGCCGGAAATGATCGCGTTGGCAAACATCTCGCTGGGGGTGTTCTTCATCACATCCATGCCGATTTTGACAAATGCATCGCGAGTTTCTTCATTGAAGATAGGCATATATTCAAATGCCCACGCCGCAATACCTGTCCCGAGAATATTACCCAGCAGCACGACGCCCCATAACCGTATAAGTAAGCCGACGTTGCTCATTGTCGGTTTTTGCATGACGGGTAGTACCGCAGTCACGGTATTTTCGGTAAATAATTGCTGGCGGGCCATAATGACGATAATAAAACCAAAGGTATAACCGAGATTCTCCAGCAAGAAGCTGCCCGGCACACCTTCCAGTTCGACTTGAAATATCCCTTTTGCCAGTAACGAAGCGCCCATCGACAGACCCGCCGCAATGGCTGACCACAGTAGCGCCATTGCGTCGCGTTCCAGCTCTTTTTCACCATCCTGGCGGATATGCTCATGAATTGCCATCGCCCGGGAGGGGAGTCGGTCTTCATCTATTTCTATTTTTTTGCCGCGCTCTTTTTCTTCGCTCTCAACTTCAATTTCGTCGCTGTGTTGATCAATTTTGTCGTTGTCCAT